GTCGGTTAGAAGTGGCTGTCCTCAAGGCAATGCGGCACGTCGCAGGTGCCGTAGCAGTCACAGTTGAGCACCGGGATCATGGCGTGCCGTACTGCTTCGTGCTGCTCGGGTGTGAGCTTGGCGGCGACCTCCGGGTCGGACCAGTCCGCGTCGATGGCAGCGATGTTGTACGCCGACTGGCGGGTGCAGGTGATGCACGCTGCCGCCGCGCAGATTGCGCGGCCTGAGCTGACGGCGACGGTAAACCGGCCCAGGAGCTTCATGTCCTTGGTGATGCTCGGGATGACCGCGACGTGTTCGCTGACGCGCTCGCAGAGCATTTCGCCGTATCCGCCAGGCGTCCGGTACGGGATGGTGTCTAGAAAGTCGGGATCGGTGATGGTGTCGGTCATCAGTTCTCCTTCGTGTCACCGGCGTTGTGCCGGAGCTTGTGGTGGTGTCGGGCCTTGAGCCCGTGGCGGCGGGAGTCGGCGAGTTCGGCGCGGATGGCGGCCTTGCGTTGGCGTCGTGCCAGTACCTCGGCGACGGCGAGCCGCAGGCGCTCCTTCCACTCGTCATCAGCCACGACCGCCTCCGAAGTCGATGACGATGACGTTCCCGCGGCGTTCACGCCGGCGGGTCGAGACGGCCTGGGAAGCTGAGTACTCGTCCGGCTGGCAGCGTGATGACCCGGATGGGTTCAGCTTGCGTTCCGCCGTGCGGAGCCGGGCTATCTCCATCGTGCGAAGGATCTTCGCCTGCCGGTCGCGCTGCGCGCGGCCGTCCTGAAGGTTCTGAAGCACTGCGATCCTGGGGTCCGGATTGTTCAGTCGCTGCAGGCGTGCCGTTTCCTTGGCTTCGAGGTAGATCGGCAGGTAGCGCGGGGGGATCCTGACGACGACTCTCATTGGTGCTCCTGGGGATGTGTCGCGCGTTCGCTTGGGGGAGTCGGCAGGCGACGCAGATGTCGGGGGCATCGGGGGCGCCGCGGAATGCGTGAGTGGCGGGAGCGCCGGGGCGCGGGGCGGAGCCCTGCGCGCTTCTGGCGCGGTCTCCTCCCGTAGGGAGGGTCTTGGGTGTCGTGGGTGACACCGGGTTTTGACCATGGATGACACCGGGGTGGTGTCGTGTACGTCCCCGGGGTGGTGTCGTGGATGACACCGGGTCGGCGACGGCTGGGATGTCGTAGACGGCGGGTCTTTGCTCGGGGTGAAGGTGCGCAACGAGGTGCTGATCGCCCGGCACGATGACGCCTTCCTTGCGCAGAAGTGCGAGGTCTCGCTTCACCTGTCGGGCGCTCTTGTTGGTGCCGGCGGCGATCGTGGCGATGCTGGCGCGGCAGCCGCGGCCTTCCCGGTCGGTGTATGTCGCGATGACGAACAGCACAGCGACAGCCGCACCGTCGTAGTGGTCGCGCACCCAGTTTGTGGCCTCGCTACTCACGGTGCGCCGCCTGAGACTCCCCCCGTGAGCGTCGTCATCAGACCGCGGCCTTGGTGCTCTGGTCGTCGTCACCGGAGAGCCACCGCGCGACGTCGGACTCGGCATACAGAATGCGCCGTCCGACCTGTCGGCACTTGGGGCCCTTGCCGGCGAATCTCCAATACCTGACGGTGCTCGGCGCGGTTCTGCAGACCTCGGCGACTTCCTCAGTCGTGAGGTACTTCTCGATCATGATCGGGCTCCTGGTTCGTCTGGGGCACCTGGCTGGGTGCCTCACGCGAACTAAGTTTGCTATAGCTGAACCCTTGACGCAAGCGTTTGGCGTACCTACCTTGGTGCTTGTGGCGCACCCAGATGGCGGGCAATCTCCGGAGCAGATGTTCGGGGCGATGGTGAAGCAGGCCCGCGAGGCGCGGCAGTGGACGCAGGAGGAGTTGCGCAAGCGGCTGGCCGACCTCGGCATCACGTTGGAGAAGACGGCGATGATCCGCCTGGAGAGCGGCAAGCGCCCGATCCGCTTTAACGAGGTGGTCGCCCTGTCGCGGCTGCTCGACATGAATCTGAGGACGACGGGGTTCGCGCCGGCCGACATGACCGACGACGAGTTGGCGACCGCCGAGGCGCAGCTCGAGGCAACCGCCGCGGCGGTCCAGAAGGTCGCCCGGGAGTTGGACGAGGTGCAGAGGCAGGAGTATGACCTGCGCCAGACGCTCGGGGCCCTGCGCACGGAACGGCAGATGCTTCGGTATCGGATCAACCTCGCGCACGCGGTGCGTCAGGTGAGGGAGCACTTCGATGGGTAGCGTCCGGCGGCGTCCCGACGGCCGATACCGGGCCCGCTGGTACGACCTCGCCGGCAAGGAGCACGCGAAGCACTTCACCCGCAAGCGCGACGCCGACAACTTCCTGGCCACCGTCGAGTCCGACAAGTTGCGCGGCCTGTACGTCGACCCGACCGACAAGACCACGGTTGGCGAGTACGCCCGCCGCTGGGCGGCCGCCCGGCCGCACAACCCGCGGACGGCCCGGCGCACCGCGTCGCTGATCCGCTGCCACGTCGAGGGCACGTCCTTGGGCAGGACGCGCCTGTCGCGGGTCCTGCCGTCCGATGCGCAGGCGTGGGTCTCCGACCGGGCGCTGGTGCTGGCGCCGTTGAGCCTGGAGAAGCTGGTCGGCCTGGTGCGCAGCATCTTCGCCGCGGCCGTCCTGGACCGGCTCGTCGCCACGTCGCCGTTCGCCAGGGTGTCGCGGCCGGAGTCGCACGCCGAGCGGATCGTGCCGCTGACCGTCGAGCAGGTGCGTGCGATATCGGACGCGATGCCCAGGGCGTGCCGGGCGATGGTGCTCGCGCAGGCCGGCCTCGGCGTGCGGATCGGTGAGCTGATCTCGCTGCGGAAGCAGGACGTGAACTTCTTGCGCCGGTCGGTGCGGATCCAGTACCAGATCCCACCGGGCGAGCGCGTCCGGTCGGCGCCGAAAACGCGCACGTCTGTGCGCACTTTGCCGCTGCCGCAGTTCGTCGCGGACGCGCTCGCGCAGCACATCCAGGCGTTCCCGCCGCTGCCGGACGGCACCCTGTTCTACAGCCGGTCCCGGCTCCCGTGGTCGCAGTCGTACTACGCGTCGGTCTTCCGCAAGGCCGTGGCGAAGGCCGGGCTGCCGGCCAGCAGCGGCGGCGTAGAAACCCCTGACACGATGTTAGGGGTTTCGGCTGGCCTACCGCCGAGGTCGTCCAGGGTGGGAGGAAGTGGAGTAACAACGTGTGAGTCCACTTCGACCGCTTTGCCGCCGGGCACCACGAGCCACGACTTGCGCCACCACTACGCGTCGGTCCTGCTGCACGCCGGTGAGTCCGTGATCGCGGTCGCCGAGCGGTTGGGGCATCGCAACGCCAACCTGGTCTTGAGCGTCTACGGCCATTTGCTGCCGGACTCGGAGGAGCGCACCAGAAAGGCGCTCGACGGCGCGTGGAATGCCCCGCCGGCCGTACCGATCACACAATGGAGGTAATCACCATGACCACCACCACCTACGCGAAAGCCGACTGCGCAGTCTGCGGCAACAGCATCGCGGCGACGGGATGGCGCCGCGAGATGATCGACGTGACCCGCGACCCCAGGTACACCGGAAGATTCGAGCGCGAGTACATCGGGGGCATGATCGACTTCGAGGGCTGGATGCACACGACCGTGACCCCCGTCGCCGAGCACGACGCGACGCCGATGTTCGGAACCATCGCGCTCACCGACGCCGGCCGCGCACTCATCGAGAAGGTCTAGAGGAACCGTGGAGTGCGGACCAGGTGCGGACTTCTGGATCTAGAGGGGTGGTGTGACCTGCGGTGATACCCCCTATGGCAATGTTCGTTTCGAACATTCACCGGGTCCCCGCTGACCTGCCGATACAGATCTGTATCAGCCCTGACCTGCGTTTACTACGTTCGGTTACGTTGGCCAGAGTTGGCCATCTGCGGACGTTTCACGGACTAAATGCGGACCGCCGCGTCCAGAGTGGACGCTCCCGACCCTGCGAGCGCGGACCTCCCGGCGCTGAAATCGCCAACGCGCTTGGCGATTTCCGCCCGTCCTATCAGGCGGGCCCGGCAGGAGTTGCAGCTCCTGTTACCCGGGCCCTTGACGCCCCAGGGAGGCGCCCGCAATGACCATACCGACCTACGACGAAATCGAGTTGGGCTGGCGAGTCCTGCTCATGCTCCACGACGGCTACGACCGTCACCAGATCACCGCCGCGCTCCACGTCACCGCCGAGAAGGCGATGGCCGCGTACACCAGGTACGGCCGCTCGATCCTGCTGCCCGACGAGCAGCGGTGACCCGCCGGGCGGTGCTGGTCGTGTCCGGAATTGCGGACATGCCAAAGCGGTACGTGCTGGACGCGGCGGCGGCGTTGGGAGTCACCATCGCCGCGGTCGTCGACGTGGAGCACGTGCGTCAGGCGCACCAGCTGCTCGGCGCCGGCCAGGCCGACGTGATTCTGCACTGCGGCGACCTGCCGACGGTCCGCCGCCTGGCGATGTCCGCGCACGCGGAGCCGGGCCACGCCACTTCGACTAATTCTGTCGAAGTCACGGCCGCCGACGACCGTCGGTCCGCGCTCCGGCTCCGGCGTCCGCAGGCAGTGTCATGAGGAGAACCGATGATCCTGCTACTTCTCAAGATCGCCGAGGGTCTCACCGTCGGCGCGCTGGTCGGCACGTTCGCGCACCTGCTCGGCCTGAGGCGCGGGCTGTGAAGCGGGCGGCCGCGGTAGCGGGCGTGGTGCTGTGCCTCGCCTTGCTGTGCGCGTACGGGGCGCTCGCGTTCGGGGTGGTGCACCCCTGACCTTTTGAAATTCAAAGGCGCCCGGCCCGGGAGGCACCACTCCACCGAGCCGGGCGCCCGTCTGTGTGGAGTTCTTTTCGCATGCAAAAGAAACTCGTCAGCGGATCAGCGCGGCGATGATCAGCGGGTAGAGCGGTGCAAGCGGTGCCCGGCTTCCGGACTGATACCTCGCTTTGGTGGCAGAAAAAGGTGGGGTCCCGGAAGAGGGCCACCCCACCTTTTTCCGTACGCCGCGCCCCGTTACAAGGCAGATCGCCGCAGAGCTGGCGCACGATCGCTGCGGCCCACCGGGCCCGGCTTCGCTGGTCATCACAGCGGCCGGATGTATTCACACTCGACGTAGCTGGTGAACCGGGCCGACACGTTGGTGTTGACCGCGCCCGACGAGTCCTGGAACGCCATGAACTCCATGTAGTCGGTGCTGCCGTTCATCGGCTGCGTGCACGTGGCCATCACGCCGGTGGCGATGGCGCCGGAGTTGACCCGCTCCCCGGACGGGATCGACGTCGACCCGTTCTTGCGGAAGCTGGCGTCGATGCTGACCGGCGTGGTCGGGGCGCCGGTGTAGTAGACGCCGCGGAACTCGTAGTAGCCGGCCACGTTCGGGGTGATCCGGGTGTTGTTTGTCACCGTGTCGTGGAAGCCGTGGGTGTCGATGTCCTCCGACCCGGCGCCAAAGGTGAGCGCGGTCAGGGTGGCGTCGGGGATCGACTGCCCGGCCTGCTGCACCAGCCGGACCAGCGGCGGGTTGATCGCGTTCGCCACGTCGGACCAGTACGCCTTGTCACCTGCGGCCATTACAGTCCCCACCTTCTGCTGTCGTACACGTTGACCCGCGCTCCGGCGAGTTGGGCCTTGACCACGCCGTTGACCGACCGGGTGACTGTCGCAGTCTGGGTATAGGGTCCCGTGCCGGCCGCCGCGGTCATGGCGGTGACGTGGACCCGTTCGCCCTCGACCATCAGGTCGTACGGCAGCGACCCAGCGGCCGTGGTGAGGACGTCGTTGACGTCGACCGTGGTGAGGCTCAGCGACGTCGCCGTGCTGGTGGCGCCGGCTGCCAGGGTGGTGGTGCGGGTGTCCCACCGCCACGTGCCGTCGTCGTAGACGCCGATCTGCCATACGTCGTACAGCTCGACCTGGTAGGTGACCGTCCAGGGGGCGGTGCTGACCTTCTCCACGATCCCGTCGACCAGGAACCGCACCGTCTCGGGTTCGGCGCCGGTCACGGCGATCATGTCGCCCTCGCGCACGTTCATCGCCGCGGAGACCAGTGACGGATTGGCGAGCAGGTCGACGGTGACCTCGGCGTACCGGGGACGTTCGATGGTGCCCTTCGCCCGGTGCCAGTCGGCGATGTCCTGCAGTTGGGTGGCCGGGTTCGCCACGGACACATCCACCGACGCCTTGTACTCGCCCACCCCGGCCGGCGGCGCCAGCACCGACATGGGCCCGGTCAGCAGCGACGAGGTGACCTCACCGCCGGACGCGTTCTTCACGGTGACCCGGTTGTGCGTGTTCAGGTCATCGAGGATCTTGTTGAACGGCACCGCAACCTGCGACGGGTACGTGAGGGTCAGCGCGGCCGTCTGGTTGTACATGACCCGGCGGGTGCGCATGGTCAGCGCGATGTCGAACCGTTCGTCGTCGATCCGGCAGTCGTCGGTCTCGCGGATCTCCTTGAGCAGCTCCAGGAACGTGACGGCCCGCTGCGGCCCCATCGGCTGCGTCTCGGCCGCGGTGCCGATCATGTAGTAGGTGATGCCGAGCTCGCCGCACAGCCGCTGGAACCGGTCGCCGGCCCTCTCACCCAGGTAGCCGTTGAACACGGCGATGGCGGTGCCGGAGGTCAGGGCGTCGGTCAGGCCGGTGACGGCGAAGACGTGCGAGAACCATGCCCCGTCGGTGTAGGACGCGCCGACCTGCCACCACTGCACCAGCCGGCCCACCGACCCGGCGAACGTGTCCGTGAACCCGGTGACGACCGGGGCGCTCTGCCGGTACCACGCCGGTTCGATCGTCACGGTGCCGCCCGACACGCTGGCCTTCAGCCGGAACGTCATCCACTCGGTAGGCGGGCCCTGCGTCGACCAGGCGGTGCCGTTGTTGTACAGCACGGTCCCGTCGGAGGCGACCACGGAGATGAAGTAGTTGGCGTTGTTCGTCGTCCACGACCACGTGTAGCCGTTCGACGTGGTCCACGTGAGCAGGCTCTGGTAGCCGGCCCCGCTCGGCAGCGCGGCCAGCTTGGCGCTGAACACCACCTGCCATCCGGCGGTGGTCGACGCCGACGCGAACACGCCCGTCAACTGGCTGCCGACCACCGTCTTCACGGTCTGCTCCGCGCCGAGCGGCGCCTCCGACTCCGCCAGGGCGGCGCCGCCCTTGAACGTGCCGGCCGGCCCGCCGGTCAGCGTGTTCGACAGCAGCAGCGCATCCCGGCCGTCCTCCAACGGCCAGTGCCCGATCGACGTGGGGCGGGCTGAGATGGTGCGGTACATGGGTGAGCGCAGCGGGTCGGTCCACATGCCGATCCGGCGCAGCACCCCCTCGGCGACGAGCTTGGTCCAGGAGCGGCCCTTGTTGGTGCCGGACACGTGTTCGGGGGTCTTGTCGGGCTGCCACGACGACGCTTCGGCCCATACCCGCTGGTTGGTGTCGACGGTGACCCTGGTCTTGGTGTTGCGGCCGGCGATGCCGTACAGGGTCGAGTCCGGCCGGGACGGGTCGTAGTTCAGGCTGTCGTTGTTGATCTCGGCTTCGATGCGGGTCGGGCGGGGCCACGACCCGTCAGGCTCATGGCCGCGGGTGATGGTCACCCCGGCCGCCGAGTACAGCGGCACGGTCGTCCACGCCCCGGACAGGTACATCTCCAGGACGGCGTTGCGGGTGGTCATGCCCGCACCTGCCCGTTGACGACGCGCACGCCGAGGTGGGTGACCTGACCGCCGCGCCGGGAGACGGCCTTCGCGATCGGCTGCAGCAGGGCGTCGCCCAGGTCGCCGAGGTCGACCCGGATCCACTGTTCGCCGCCCGACCCGGACGACGCGACGGACCCGACCCGTTCACCGGCCTGCAGCAGCGCCACCGTCGGCGTACCGGCCACGCCGGGCACGATGCCGCCGGCGTGGAAGTGTGGCAGGTTCGGCACCGAGATGGAGTTGCCGCCGATGCCGGGAATCCAGCTGGGGAACGTGAAGCTCAACCGGCCGACGGTGTTGTTCCACGCGGTGGCGACCAGGTTGAACGCGTTCCGGAATGGGGCGGAGATGAACCCGGCGATTTTCGAGAAGGCGGTGCCGATCCAGCCGGGAATCTTCTTGATGAAGTCCCATGTGTTCTTCGACGCGCCCTTGACCCAATCCCAGGCGGCCCGGAACGGGGCGGTGATCCAGCCGCGCACTTTGGCGAACGCGTCGCCGATCCAGCCGGGAACCTTCTTGAGCCAGTCCCATACGTTCTTCGCGGCGTCTTTGATCCAGCCCCAGGCGGCCTTCCACAACCTCTGGAACCAGTCAGTTTTCGTGGCGATGAGCACGATGACGGCGATCAGGATCACCACCGCGGCGATGATCCAGAATATGGGCGAGGTGAGGAACGCGAAATTGAGCGCCTTGACCCAGCCCACGGTGCTCTTGAACGCCGGCACCAGGAAGTTGAACATGCCGGAGCCGAGATCTCCGATGCCCGCGCCCAGGGTGAGCAGCGCCGTGAATCCCCAGTCGCCAGAGGCGATGGACTTGAGGCCCTTGGTGGTGTCTTGGATACCGGTCAGGGTGTCCCGAAAGCCCATCGCCTTGGTGTCGACGTTGTCGGCTGCCTCGCCCACCTTGCCGAAGCCGTCCCCGCCGGACGCCTTGTCGCCCATTCTCTTCGCCGAGTCGCCCACCCGACCGAAGCTGTCCTCCAGCTTCTTGGTGTCGCCCGCAAAGGACAGGACCACTTGGTTACCCGCCATGGGTCACCTCCAGACCTGCCCCCTTGGCCAGATCCGTAAGAGCCTGAGACATGATGTCCAGGATCTCCTCGCGGTTCTTACGCAAGGACGGGTAGATGAATCTGCCTTCGGTGTAGAACGGCCGGTGCACGCTCTTGGCTCGGCCGACCGAGCCGCCGAAGTCGAGCCACGGGTAATACGGGGCCCTGCGGCCGCCGGCGGCGACCCGCGCCTCACGCTGGCTGGAACGGACCTTCAGCGATCCCCGGGCCGCGCCGGAGCGAGATGGCACCTGCGGTCGGGCCTTGTCGATGACGACTTGAGATGCCTGATTGAGCGCGATGCGGAGCTGCTTCGGGAGATCGGCGTCCATCTTGCGCAGCGACGCCTGAAACTCCTTGATGCCGGTGATCTGGATCCGCGAGCCGCTGCTGCTGTTGACCGCCATCACACACCCGCCTTCAATCGGTCCAGCTCTTCCGCCTGCTGCTTGCGGGCGTAGAACCGGGTCCACAACACGAACTCGCCGTTGTCCATCTGCCGTAACTCGGCCACCGTGCGGCTGAGCTTCTGCGCCAAGAAGAACTCGAACTCAAGATCCGGGTTCTCCTCCAGCGCCATGTAGGCCGCTTTTTCCGGCACCCTCCTTCAGCCCGGACAACTCCGCAATCCGCTCCGACACGGCGACCAGATCCCCGGCGCCGGCCGCCTCCGCCCACTGGGACACCTCGTCGACAGTCAGCTTCGGGTTGGTCATGCCGCAGGCGACGATGTAGTTGTCCTTCATCGCCAGCGTCGGCTGGTCCTGCGACGCGAGCACCTCGTTGCGGGTGAGCGCCCGCACCTCCACCGTGGAGCCGTCGGGCAGGGTCGCGACGCCCTTACCGGTCTTGCGGGCCAGGATCTCGTCACGGGTGAGCATGGGGAGTGGTGCCTCCTTTGTTGTTACGGCAGCGAGGTCGTGGTGACCGCACCGGAGATATCGATCTCCGCCGACCAGCTGATCATGTCATCGACTGGATTCGATTCGACGTACTTCATCAGCACGCCGGAGAACGCGTCGTTGGGCTTGCCGGTGCCCGTACCCTCGGGGTTACGCACGACCGCGACGGTGGTGCCGACCAGCGACAGCAGGGCGTTGCGCGGCCCGACCGAGGCGGTGTTGTCGTACGTGCCGCCGCAGGTGAACTTGCCATCGCCGAGCCCGCCCGCCTTGGTGTGATCGGTCGCCCCGTAGCCGGTGGTGTCGTGCACATCCGCGGACTTCTCGAAGTTCGACGTCTTCGTGAACGGCGAGATGTCCTTCGTCGCGATCGTGATCTTGGTGGTCTTGCCGTGGACGAAGGCCATGGCTATGTGCCCCTTCCAGTGACGTCGAGGTGGAAGATCATCGCCAGGTAGTCGACGCCGGCGAACGCGGCCGTGTCCGGCTCGGCCCACGCGACCCGCACGCTGTCGCAGCTGGTGTAGGTGTGCGCCTCGACCGCGACCTTGACCGACCTAGTACCGGAGCCGTCGGCGTACGCGGCGAGCGCCTTACGCGACGCCCGGTCCTCCGGCTTGCCGACCAACACGATCACGGCCAGGTCCGGGAACTGGTCGGAGCCCCGCCCGTACGTGGAGTCATAGTCGATGCGCTCCGGCAGCGCGATGACCGCCGCGGGCGGGTTGATCTGCTTGACGCCCCACGGTGGGACGCGCAGCCCGGTGATCGTCTGCAACGCGGTGGTGAGTTCGCCGGCGACGGCTTCGAGGTTCACGGCCACCACCACCCGGCGCGCGGGGTGGTGGACGAGCCGACCGCCCACCACTCGCGGCGGTACTTCTTGCCGATGGCGACTTCGACGTCCGGGTCCACCTTGGCCAGCAGCCGAAGCTCCGACCCCTCCGACGGCGACCCGGCGACTCCGTACGGCGAGTCCCGTCGGGCGGCGAACCGCTGCGCCTGCAGCAGGGTGGCCTGTTTGATGCTGATCGGCACGGCCGACCAGCCCCACGCCGCGGTGACGGTGAACTTGCCGGACGACTTCACCAGGATCCGCTCGTACACCTTGCCCTTGAGTAGGGCGTTGTCCGGCAGCAGCTCGTAGTCGGCGGCGGCGACGGCGGTGCCGTTCGGGTCGGTGACCACCAGGCCGGTGATGGTGTAGAAGTCGTCGACGTCCAGGACGTACGAGCTGATGTGCCGGTCCCAGTCGGCCGTCCGGTAGGTGCGCGTCTCGGGTGCGGCGACCTGGCCGAACTGGCGGTGGCACCAGTTGTCCACCGCCCGGGACGCAGCCGTGACCCAGCGCGCGATCTGCGTGTCGTCCACCGCATCGGTGATGCGAAGCTCTGCTTTCAGCTCCGCCGACGTCACGTAGTCGGGCTCCCAGGTCACGGCCGTCTCCTTCCGTTACTCGTCGGTCTGGCCGGCGCGTTCGGAGATCTCGACCCGTACCTTGGCCAGCTCGGCCATCAGCTCGACCTCGCGCGCGGCGAGCTCGGCGATGGTCCTCTTCTTCTGCGGCTGTTCTGCCTTCTTCTCCGTCATCGCTGCTCCCCTTACGCGGCGTTCGCGGCGGCCAGGCTGTACGCCTTGCGGTTCTGCACGTTGCCGTCCGCGCGCTCCCACGCGGTGAACTCCACCTGCCCGCTGGCGGCCGAGGAGTACGGGTTGACGATGACCACCACGTTGCTCACGCGGCGGATCACGTACGCCTCCCGCAGGTCACCCAGCACGGCCCACTTCGCCGAGAGGGTGGTGTTGGTCGGGAACGCCTGATCGATGATCACCGGGTAGCCGAGCAGCATCCGGTTCGGGCTGGTGCCCACACCGGCCTGCGCCGACTCCTGGACCAGCGGGCGGCCGTCGGTGCCGACCACGGCGCGGATGTTCTGCCACGACGCCTTGTTCATGGCCCACTGCGCGTTCTGCTCATACGCAGGGTCGAGCTGGGTTTCGATGTCGAGCAGCTTCGCGTAGGTGATCGCGTTACCGGCCGCCAACGTCGAGTCCGCGGTCAGCGCGGCCCGGGCGATGCCGAACGGCAGCGTGGTGCCGGTGCCGGTCACCCAGTCTCCCGCCTGCTTGCGGGCGATGCGCTCGCCGAGCTTGCGGGAGATCAGGCCCTGCACGTCGAACGCCGCGTCCTGCAGCAGCTCCACGGACACCTTCAACGGCAGGTTGCTCGCACCCGAGCTGGTGTACTTGAACGCGCCCAGCGCGACGGTGCCGAACACCAGGTCGGCGCCGCCGGCCACGGCCGCACCCTCGGCGGTGATCTGGCCGCTGTTCGCGGTGTCGTCCACCGACGGGTACTCCATCGTGGACCCGTCGTCGGTGGAGAACTGGTCGACCTGGGGGGCGAGCCCGCCGTAGGCCTTCTGGACTTCGACGAGCTTCTGCCGGAAGCCGGGCGGCACCATGTACCCACCGGCCGGGTCCGAACCGGTGGACTGCGCGTTGGACACCCGCAGGCCGGAGATGTCGGCGTTCGGCCGCCCGGTGCGCAGGTAGGCGGTGAAGGCCAGCTCGATGCTGTCCTCCGGCTTGCTGCCCGGCGACGGCACACCCGCCGGCACCCGGACGGTGTTGTACGCGGCGTTGCGCTTGCGGATCTCCTCGGACTTCTGCGCCGCCTTCAGCTGCACCTCGAGCTGCTCATAGGCGGTGGCCTGCTCTTCGGTCAGCGGCGCCGTACCGGCCTCGTCGATGATCGCCTGGAGAGCGGCGAGGATCTCTTCTACGGTCATTTCACCCCTCCAAGGGCGACTCGGGCCCGTGCCCGGATGAGTTGCGACGCCTGCGATTCAGGCGCCGCGGGGGTCGTGCCGTTCACCCGGTCGGCCAGGCCAACCGCGACGGCCTGGGCCGCCGAATACCAGGTCTCCGCGGTCATCGCCTCGCGCCACGACGCGACGCTGCCGCCCGCACGGTCGGCGTAGATCTCGGCGATCGAGTCGGAGAACTCGTCGAGCAGATCGGCGACCTCGCGCAGCTCGCGCGGGTTCCCGGCCGTCAGCACCCCGGCGTCGTGGATCATCAGCCGGGCCGGCTTCTCCATCTCGATCTCGTCGCCGGCCATGGCGAGGACCGAGGCTGCGGAGGCTGCGACCCCGTCCACGTGGGTGGTGACGGTCGCCGGGTGGTTGCGGAATGCCGCCATTGCCGAGAAGCCGTCGAACATCAGCCCGCCGAGGCTGTTGATGTGCAGGTCGATGTGCTTCGCGTCCAGGACCTGGACGTCGCGGACCAGCTGCTCGACGTCGACGCCCCACCCGCCGATGTCGCCGTACACCAGCACGGTGGCCTGCTCTGGGTCGGCGGCGTTCGTCACCCGGTACCACTCGCGAGTTTTCTCAACCGGGTTGAAAGAACTCGGCTGGTTGGCGTAGTAGAGGGCGCGGCCGCGCGCGGCGAGGGCGTTAGCTCGGGAGAGGTTCACCGGTCGGCCCTCCCTGGATCGGCGGAAGGTTCCGGATCGCCCGGGCCTCGTTGACGGTGAGCAGCCCCGCCTGCACCTGAGCAATGAGTAGTTCGATCTCCTTCTCGGGCGACGGCCGCTCCAGCCCGGCGAAGTCGAACTCGACGAACCGCGTCGACGGCTTCAGCTCCCGGCTACAGCGCTGCTCGATCAGCGCCGCGTCGGGGCCGAGCACGGTCCGGCCCAGCGCCCGGTTCTGCTCCTCCACGCCGGTGCCCCACGAGGTCTGCTTCTCGGTCTGCATCAGCAGGTGCGGCGGCACGCCGGTCCAGCGGGCGACCTCCTCGATGGAGAACTGCCGCGACTGCAGGAACTGCGCGTCGACCGCGGTCATCGTCCACGGCTGGAACTTCAGCCGGCGGTTGACCACGGCGATCTTCCCGGCGTTCTCGTAGCCGGCCACGTTGCGGTCGAGTTCGGTCCGGACCTGCTTGGCCTCGTCGACCTCGAGCTCGTCTTCGGGGGTGACCAGCCCGGAGATCAGTGCGCCGTCGGCGAAGATCTTCGCGGCGGACCGGTCACCGGCGATCCCCGTGCCGAGGCTGTTGCGGGCGACGTCGACCAGGGACAGGCCCCGCTTGCCGTCCAGGCTCATCCCGGGGATGTGCAAGATGTCGTTGGCGTCCCAGTGGACCTTCTCGCCGTCGGCGAGCGTGATGTCGAACCAGAGCCCGCCGCGCGGGCCTGTACCGTCGCGGACCTCCTGCGGTGTCGGGTCGACCATCGCGACGGTCAGCGGGTGGAACGGGACCAACCCGACCAGGGCGCCGGCCTGGTTGCGGAGCTTGAACAGGAACACGTTCCCGTGCAGCTTCAGGTGCACGACCACGGTGCGCTTCCACTCGAACGGCGTCATGCCGTCCGGGCCGCCCGGGTCGTCGAACACCGACGTCAGCAGCTTCCGCTGCCCGTTCGCCTGGTCCTGGTAGGTGCGCAACGGGAGCAGGCCCAGCGAGCCGGACAGCAGCGACAGCGCCCGCCAGATCGCCGACAGGGTGACCGCGCCGCTCTCACCCACGTTCACGCCGGAGTAGTTCGGCGTGCCGAGCCCGAAATAGCCGGCAAACGCCGGGTCGGAAATGGAGACGAGGTTCTCGGGTTGCGTCTTGCGCGACCACGGCCACCTCATGTAGTGAGGCTACCCCATAGTGAGGGAACCTCAGTTACTCTTCGTGTCATGAAGCTGCGCGAGTCCGTCGAGCGGGCCCTCGCCGCCGCGCCGCTCGAGCGGCACGACCAGTCGGCCGCCGACCTGGCGCTGACCTACGCCGACGAGATCGACGCTGGCGGCGACCTGACCAAGCTCGGCCCGGCGCTACTGACCGCGCTGGAAGCCCTGCACATGAGCCCACGCGCCCGGGCCGCGGCCAAGAAGGCGGTGGACAACGGTGACAAGCCCGCTTCCCGCCTCGACCAGCTCGCCGCCCGCCGTTCTCGGAAGAGTCGAACCGCGGATCTCGACGCCGCCGCACCGTGACCTGAGCGACCCGGAGTCCAGCTGGGGATACGACTTCATCGACTTCTGCGCCGAGATCGGCTGGCCCCTCGACGAATGGCAAGCCTGGCTGGCCGTCCACCTCGGGGAGCTGCGAGCGGACGGCACCCCGCGCTACCGCAAGGCGATCATCCTGGTCGGACGGCAGAACGGGAAGACGATCTTCACCCGGCTGCTGGTCCTGTACTGGATGTACGTGGAACGCGTCGCGGAAATCCTCGCCACATCGACAGACCGGGCCGCGGCGAAACGGTCGTGGCTGAAAACCGTCCGCATGGCCGAGGGCGTGCCGATGCTGGCCGACGCCCTCGACGTCCGGCACACCGCGCTGCAGATCGGCGAGGAAGACTTCTGGAACACCTTCGGCTCCCACTACAGGTTCGCCGCACCGACCAGGCGAGCCGGCCGAGGCGACACGCTTGACCGCGCCATCCTCGACGAGCTCCGCGAGCACAAGAACCGCGACGTGTGGGACGCGGTCGTCCCCACGATGGCCGCCGTGCCCGACGCCCTGCTCGTGTGCATCAGCAACGAGGGCGACATGGAATCCACCGTCCTGCACGAGGAGTACGACGCGTGCGTGGAATACGCCGAAACCGGCGTCGGCGACCCCCGGACGTTCCTGGCCGCCTGGTCGTCGCCGAGCGGAACCGACGTCACCGACCTCACGGCACTCGCATACGCCAACCCGCAGCTCGGCCACCGCATCCCTCCGGACGCCCTTCTCGGCGAAGCGCTCACCGCCAAACGCGCCGGCGGCGAGACCCTCGCCCGATTCCAGATCGAACGGATGTGCCGACGAATCGACGCGTTGGATCCGGCCATCGATCCAGACCTCTGGCGGGCCGCGGGCACGGACGAGCCGGTCGACCTGGCCCAGCACCGCGACCGGCTCGCGTTGTGCTTCGACGTGGCGCTCGACGGGTCACACGCAACGCTGGTCGGTGCGGCGACGCTGGACGGCGTGACCCACGTCGAGGTCATCAAGGTGTGGCAGGGCTTCGCGTGCACGAAGGCCCTACGCGCCGAGCTGCCCGCCCTCGTCGAGCGCATCCGGCCCCGGACGTTGGCATGGCTCCCCAACGGCCCCAGCGCAAGCGTGGCGGCCGATCTGGTCAAGCGCCGCGGGTGGCCACCCCGGCGCGTCGTCATCGAGGAGCTGAAGGCTGAGGTGCCCCAGATCTGCATGGGTGCCGCCGACGTGATCCACGCCGGCCAGGTCCGGCACCCGCGCGACGAGATGCTCACCCAGCACGTGAAGCAGACGCAGAAGCTGAAGGTCGGCGACCGGTGGGTCTACACGCGACGCGGCAGCTCACCGATCGACGGCGCGTACGCGATGAGCGGCGCGATCCACGCCGCACGGACGCTGCCACCGCCACCGCCACCACTCACAGTGCTGTGAGCGCCACACACACAAACAGGACGGCGGGTGTTCGGCTGGCCACGATCGGTGAACTTTCTGGGTTCAGATTCCGCAGCTCTGCGTTTTCTGAATCACCAAGGGATGTACCCCAGTCGAACAGCGTTGGCCACGGTCACGGCAATGCCGACCAGGTAACCAGCGGTGAACCACAGGATGCGCGCTCGCCACTTCACCATGAGCTCACTCTCTTCGGTGGTGGTTCCTCGGTGGGTGGGGTGCGCTTGCGGCCCAGGTTGCAGGGCATGCACGCGGCGCGCAGGTTCGATGGCTCATCACCACCACCATGCTCACGTTGGACGATGTGGTCCACGCAGGTGGCCACGATGGTGCAGCCTGGTGCGTTGATGGTGCAGCGGTGGTGGTCCCTGGCCAGGATGGCAGCACGTATCGCGCGCCACCGTGTGGTGCTGCCACCCTGCCAGGCTCGAGACATGGGTCAGATGACGTCGCTGTCGTAGGTGCCCGCTGGTGGTGTGGGTGGGTTGATGCCGGCGAACATGATGACGGCGACGACGACGCCGGTGATGGCGACGGCTACTGCGATGAGTCGGAGCTTGCGTAGGTTCATATTCAGTGCTCCCTGATTAGCTCGAGGTACTCGTCCGGGAGGTGCGCGTCGCAGTAGTAGGACCCATAGCGGCGCCGGCCCTCGTACCGCTGGATCTGCCATGTGATGTGGAGTCCTGCGTGGAACGTGTGGTAGTTCTCGCGGAAGTCGGGGCCCTTGTAGTCAAAGAGCGACGAGCAGATCTCTTCGCCCGGGAAGCCGGCATTGTTGAGCCAGCCTTCGGCACAGAAGCTGAGAACGATCCGTTCGCGGTGTCGCCGGGTTCGGCCCGGGCGCAGTACGAGCCGGGATCGGTCGTATTTCTCCACATGGCGGTTCGCCATGTTCCACCGTTGCGGGTCGTATCTC